ACTTGAAAGTCCTCACCAGCTGCACAAAACGCATTGATATACGTTTCATTATTACCACGCATGAAAATCTTATAGTCGAACGTATTCAACAAATAAGTGTCAAAGCTATTAGTGTAATCTTCTCTCTTACCAGGCACAAAACGGTCATCACTATAAAACGGGACTTCAAACTCTGTATTAGGGTTTACATATCCATTAGTGAGGACCATTCCCCTGGCTCCACCAAGTGGTTTATTTGTCGCTGGAAGTGACAACGAAGCATCCAATGCCCCCTGAAAAGCCATTTGACTCTCAGTTATGGGTGTGAATACTGCTGTTCGTCCATTCTGATAATAACGTGGTGAGAACTCTCTTTGCACTTGCGTGATGGGTAGAGAGTCATTAGCCATGAAACTCATTGGACAAATCTTCCATCGAATGGATCCCCTATATCCTGAAAAAGCAAGGGTCACCCAATGCAACAACATAGTGTTGCAATAATTGTACGGTGTTGCAGCAGCTGTGGTGTGAACTGCATTTGCAACGTTGCCTCTCAAAAAGGGAAAAGCCGTACGCCTTCCATATAAAACGCGTCTATCAGAATTGAAAGTGGCGTTCAACATAGAATGTAATGAATAACGCTTTAATAAAGGACGAAATGATTTTACAACCTCGCCAGTGAAAACTTTATTTAAGTGCTCGTGGTTCGTAGAACCTACTCCAACAACATCTGTATCACCATCTTGTTGTGGGGGAGAGGGTGCATGCGAAACCAAAGCGTCGTTCATATTGTTGTCTTCATTGCCTGACTGTGGTTCAAACCCTGATTGAGGTTTAAACTCGTAACATGCAAAACGATCCGAAGGAACAAAAACCTCAAAATCATCTCCCATAGAAACAAAGACGTTGACTTGTATATCGCGTGGTGCTGTCGTGTCGGGCGTTGTGAGCTCATTCACAATATATAAACTCAACACACCATTGCCGACTGAACTAAGTCCAAGTGGAATTGAACCGTAAGTGGCAACAGTGGTACCCTGTGGTGTACTACTGGTTAACAAAGATTGATGTTGGCCATTGCCAACCTCTATAGTAAAATCCTGTTTTTCAGCAATATCAATGATCTCCATATAATTAGTGTTGTACTCATTTGACGACACAAAATTTGGATCATACACCACTTTAAGCCTACCCTTGTGAAATGCAGAGGCTACGACCTGAAATCTGAATTTCATAGTGCCTGTCCAAAACGCAAAAGGAACAGCTGCCATAGCACATGCTGGCAAGTAGATCGCAGAACCGTCAACTCGCCAAAGTGTTGGCATCACGCGAGTATTCCATAACAGCGTTTCGGGCGCTTCACCAATATCCCAATCAAACGTTGTTAAATATGACTCCCTCTTTGCAATCTGTTTTATATTCAGAGGATCCCCTGGCCCAATTCCTGAAATTGTGGGATCAATTGTCAGCTCCTGCTTGTCGTCTATGGTCATTTTGGCCGCTCCATCAGGAACAGTTGTTGTGGCCAAGGACGATATAGCAGTAGGTTTATAAGGATCAGGGTCTTTTGTCACAGGTGGCCTAGAATAGCCAAAAAGCTTCGCCGTAGCAGCAGTTATACCGGCTGCTTTAGACGTAGCCATCGCAAATGGTCCGATATATGGTGCTTCAGACAAAGTGGCAGAAATCTTTGAAATAGCTGTCGCTGGTCCAGAAACAACACCAGAATCATTTGCTTCATCAACTTCTTTTCCTGATTGAGGAACAATTGCTGCGATATCAAGTGATGTGAGCATATTAAGCTCCACATCTTCAAGCCAGGCGAAGACTGACACAGTGGCTTTATCTGTCGCACCATTTGCATGTCTCAAATCATTGAGTGATATAATGTGCAGTCTGCCCAAATTTGTGTATTCCAAAGAGGTCAAATTCACATTATTTTTCTCAAAGAAAAAGGGTAAGCATAACTCACCCCCAGTTGACGTTGTTGGGTCCAAAAATACATGGGGCATTTGACTGCCCTGCACTAGAGAGGCTGTTGAACCCAACGTAGTAAAATCGTCTCTCGTGTGCATAGGATGATATAGAGCCATAGCTCTACCATAATGAAAACTATTGCCATTAATCATAATCTTAAGTCGCAAGCGAGCTCGCAACAAATTGTAATTCGTCATTCTGTTTACGACCCTAGGATTGTTAATAAACGAAGCCCAAGGATCCAAAACAACATTCAAAGCAGAATTGGTAGCCCACTCAGTTTCAGAAATCTTTAAAGGACGAGAAAAGAAAGAACTTAACTCGTCCCCCTGTGTATCCTGTAAACTGCGTGTGGGATCCATAGTTCCCTTGACGGTATACAAATAAGGATCGTCGCTGTCGGAAAATCCCACATTTTGGTGAGTTTCATTAGCAACGACCTTCATTATCATATTATCATCCGTTGTCCCGGAATGTGGTTCAAATACAGTGCACGCACTCTCTGCGTCACTTTCTATGATCCTGAGCTCATCTTCCATCCTATGAAGGATTGAAAGTTGAACTGCGCTAGCTCCGGGATGCGTAGCGTCTTCCGCTTGCCCAAACGAAGTGGGAGCGTCGGGTGATGCAACTTCATTGATTTCACCCTTACCAAAAATACATACTAATTTCTTACAATTATTTTCTAAACATACTTCTTTAATACAATTACCAATCTA